TGGCACTCGGGGTTACTCCAGTTCTCGTACTCTTGGCACTCATACCTTACCCATCCTTGATAACCGCACCCCGATAGGAGCAACATCCCCAGTATCGCCCCTATCAGGGCTTTCATTAGTTGGACCCTATGCCGTATTGCTTTTCGCTAGGAGCTAGAGCTTTAAGCAGTGGACCTACTAAACCTGCGATAAACGCGTTAGCTAGTGTCTTAGGGTCTGTAATGCCTGAGAGATAAAGGGCTCCCACGCAGCTAACTGCAGCTCTTATATATGAGAGGCCCGCAGCTTTAAGTTGTTCGTTCATTGTCTTACTCATTTCTGCCCTTAGTTTATTTGAGTCATTACAAACAAGTTAGCAGTGCCACTTGACGTAATAGCGTAAAGGGCCTCGTGATCGCCCACCATAATCGTAAGTTTATCGCCGTTATCTAAACGGTAGCCGTTAGCCGTAGTAACGTCCGGACCGCCAATATAGATAATCCCACTAGAGCTGTGTAAATATACGCTTTGGTCTCCTATGAGCTCAGGTACTACAAGAGTCCTAGTCGTAGTTACCGATATTTGTGCAGTCTTTGGCATTATTTAAGTCCTAACTTTGTAATCATCTCCGCAGCTTTAGCCGGGGTTACTGCTACCTCAAAGTGCATTTCGTCCTTGCGCTTTACGTAATCGCCGCCCCATTTCAGGCCGTACTTTTTAGCGAGCGCACGGATCATAGGTACCTTCTCGGGAGGGAAAGTACCGATTTTGCCTAAAGCGTGTTTAGTCGCGTTAAGGTCTATAGCTGTACCGGATGAGTGGCAGCTCAATTTGTCCTCGCTACCGCGTACCATCCGATAGGCATAGGACCAGTCATCGAAAGTACCGCCCTCTACAGGCTCGATTAGATTATTAAACTCGGCAGTAAAGGCTGCAAGTAATGGGCCGCAGCCCTCAGCGCATCGCAGCTTTAGGTTTGTGCCCTCTACCTTATAGGTAGTTATCCGGATTTCGTCTGGATCTTTAGAGGCCGGCCAGCCGTTATAGCTACTCTGCATTTTCTAAACTCTTTAGATATGCCTGATAATCAGAATTAGCAGGATCCGGTGGGATCCAATACTCCGACCCGTCCTCATCTACACGATGGATTATTTCTAATCCTAAAATGTTTGTTGTCTTTGTATATATTGAATTGCTCATTTTATAACTCCGCCGATGCTGCGTAACACCACGACCAGCCGTTAATAGTGGATGTTCCCGGATTTACGCTGTGGTTGTCCTCGCTGATAATTGTCCCACCTGATGCAGACACGTTATTAGTTCTACTAAAACCTGTATCAAATGTTGTTATTTTAGATGCGTTACCACCTAAATCCCAAAAGGATATAGTCGGAGTTGTTCGCATAGTTACTTTGTGTGGATATTGCATAACCTTTGCTGCGCTTGCACTGCCCCAACCACCGAATATAACAGCACCGCTATAACTGCTTGTAATATCTGTTCCCGGTGTAGTTGCTTGGTTGTAACTCTTTGAGTAATACCTTTGGCAAGCAGCCAGTTCACCTTGAATAGTTCCTGTTGCAGTTTGGAATGGAGTCGCGGTAGAACCTGCCTCGACCTGCACACCCCATATATCAAAAGTATTGTTTTGGATACCAGTATTTGCATAATTGAGAGCAACAAGGGTTGCGCCTGTAGATACCACAATAACCAGCACCAACATATTATTTACAACTGTTCCTATTGTTTTTCCTGAAATAGAAGGAATAGCCACATTAAATGAATAACGCGCCCATGAAGTAGTAATTGTCTTAACTGCCGCTGCTGAGGTATTAACGGTAGGAGAGCCACCGCCGCCAAAACTTTGATTAAAAGTTACGCCGATATTAGGAGTTCCGCTAGCGGCTTTTGCCCAAAATGAAACTGTAACTGTCTGTCCTGCAAAAGTGCGGACATCTTCAATTTTCTGTTCATACAAAGCATAGTGACCAGCGGCGCTTTGTGATGCAGTAACCATACGCACAAAGTTCTTGCCCTCATAACCTGCTACTGGCGCTGTGCCAGGAGTAAAGGTTTGTGGTGTAACAGTTACCGTACCGCCTGAGTTTTCCTGCAACCATCGGTCAAAGTTATAGGTGCCATCCGTTGTATTGCTAGTAAAACCACGTTGATTAAAATAAAAATCACCGTTAATAATTTTATTCTTTCCAGCAGCGTAAGGCGAGGCGTTAGCGTTAATCGTGCCATTTGTATCATTAACATCCGATGCGGAATAGACATCTCCATTCGCATAGGTCGTTTTAAGTGGAAGTCCGACAGCCATTAGCACACACTCCTTAGGGGGTTAAGTTTAATAATTAGCATCTATTAGTGCCTCCTCTGTAGTAAGTGTCGTATCCCAGCTATTAGCCGTTATATCGTGGGCTATACCTTGGCACTGCAAGGTTTGAGTTATGACTGTGCCTGACTGGCCATAGTTGGTAATCTGCATAGTGTCGAAGTAATCTAGATCTAGGGCCGCAGCTACTCCAGTGGTATAGCCGAGGGTTACAAGATCGAGGGTTATCTGACTGATAGTTAAAATGGCATCTTTACGAGCGTTTACGTAAGCAGTAGCAAGGCTAAGAGCTACGCCTGTAGTCTGCATAAGCATCGACTCGGCAGTAATGGCCCGGGTAAAGTACTGGGCGATAGAGGTAGCATCTGAGTAAGTCTGTGTAGCTAGCCCAATAGGGGTAACGCTGGCCTTGTTTACTATGGCCTTGTCGTTAAAGCTAAACTCGATTTTGGAGTAGTTAATACCTGTGATGCCGTCGTTGTTAAATACCGTAGGGCTAGCGCTTTGAGCATCGTAACAAAAGGTGCGGTTCTTAAATACTGCGTTACCTGCTCGGTCGATATAAAAGGCTCCGGGGCCCTCTGTAAACTCCACCGTTTGGCAGGCCTCCAGCACCGTACGAGTGCCGCCCGGGTCTACTTGGCAGGTTGTATTGCCTGTTTGGATAGAGCGCTGAGAGTTAGGGTAAGCAACCATATCTAGGATCTTGCCTATACGTGTACCTGTATCTTGCCCGGCTGTTGCGCCTGTAACTGTAGTTACGTTTGAGTTATAGAGGAGTCTAAAAGCATCGTAACAAATTAAATCTACAAACCCGGTCTCTTGGTTTTGTGGATAGGTGTATAGATATTCTGTTATGTATCCACTAAAAATAGGGTATAGGGTACCGCCGTAGTTTGCCTGTATTTGTATTTTGCGTAGAGGCTGAACATCGGGATAGTAGGGCGAGCTTGTATTTTGGGGCGAAAAGTACGCATCGGGATCATTGAGTCTGACTGTTGCCTGACCGCTAAGGTATTTATCCTGCAATACGTTACGGCTGCGACGGGTAGAAATCTTAAGTACCTCTGCCGATACGTCCACGATATTAGGTACAACAGTGCCCAGTTCTGCAAAACCTAACTGACCAACCCCAAGCACTAAAACGGTCCCGAAACTCGCGCCTTGGGTCAGGTTGATTTTCACTATCGGGGTAGCAGGTAAAACAGCCATTAGTACACCGTTGAGTAGTTAATAGGGATACCGGCTGCTTGGTTGTTGTAAATACCCTGAGTAATAGCATCTACTAAATCGCGCTCTGTTGTTACGGATCCCGATACGTTTACTGTTACGTAGGTACCGCCCATAGATCCCATACGGTTAAGAGGGATAACGGCCTCAGGGCCAGCCTCACCGATAAGGGCCATAGTCGCACTGCTTACTATTCCACCGTCAGCCATTGTTGCAAAGGCATCGTTTTTAGCTAGCTTGTTTGCTAGCGCTTGGCCTGTAAGTGTGGACTGATAAACATCCGGGCCAAGATAAGTACCGCCTACGTAATTAACGTTAGGTGTGCCCATAACCGTAGCAGTAGGTTTAATAGTAGTTAAGGCTAATAACGCAGCTAGAGCTGCCTGCAAGGTCGCTAGCCACGCCTCAAACGGATTAGGTACGTCGCCGAGGCTAATCATTACACCGCGTAACTGTCCGAGTAACGCCGCATCCTGCGTAATAAGGCTGGCAAACTTAGCTGCAGCTTGTACGTTGCCCTCGTTAATCGCATCCTCTAGCTCGAGGATATTAGTTTTGAGCCGGATGCGTACCCGGTCCTCCTCGGTCTGTTTAGCCATAGCGGCAGCTGCGAGTTGGATACGATCTAAATCAAATAATTTATTAGCTTGGTTGAGTACCGCGCTCGCCTTTTCTAAAGCTAATTTCTTTTGTGCCTCGGCAGCTAATTTTTTAGCATTAGCAAGTTGTACCTTTTGAGCAGCTGCAAGTGCCTTAGCTCTTTTAAGTGCCTCGGCCTCAGCTTGTGCCCGTAACTTTTCTACTGCCGTTAAACTGTTGCCGGTAGACTGGCCTGAGACAGTCATAGGGGTCTTAAACGGTCCGGGCTTTAATCGAGTAGCTTGGCCTAAACCTGCAAGGTCCTCAATAATCTGCCCGCCAAAGGCTATATACAGATCGTGCCAAAACCCGGGCTCTCCCGCAATGCTCGTTTTAGGTGTAATTTTATCTACGAGACTAGCTACACCCAAAATAACATCGGCTGCAGTTTGGCCAAAAGTCTCCATAGCCTTAGTAGCGCCACCTATACCAGCATCACCGGACAATAAAACAAAACTATCTACAAGCCCTTTTCCTATAGTCTCTTGCATATTGTCGTAAGCGACTTTAATTAAACTTAGTTGCCCCGCGTAGGTACTTAACTGGGCTGCGTTTTGCCCGCTAAATTGTTTGTTAAGAGCTGTCTGCAATTCGATAAAAGAGGCAGTTTTTAATTCTGTCTGAGTTAAACCGAGGTTATATTTTCTAAGTCCTTTTGTGTTACCTACATAAGCCTGGGCTATATCGTTTGAGACTCCTACCAAACTCTCGCCGCTGCCCGCTGCAACATCGAGGGCTAAGCCTAAGAGCTCTTGCGATTTAGTAACGCTGCCTGTAGTAGTCAATAGGGCCTGCATAGCCGGCCTTAATTCACTATCGAGTACGCCCGAGGTCTGCTCTAAAGTAGATATATAGGATCTAACTCTCTGATCCTCAAAGGCTAAGTTTAAGTTACCTAGAGTTTTAGTAAGAGTAGCTGCGGCTTTATCATCTGCTAAAAATGCTTTAACGGATGCTTTACCAAACTTAACAACGGCGGCTGCCGATAAAGTTACGCCTACTGTTTTGGCAAGGTTTTTTACAGTTTTATCAAAGCTGTTTACGTCCTTGCGGGCTTTGCCTAAGCCCTTGCCGTCATACTCTGAGGCAACACTAAATACTAAATTAGGTAGTGCCATTATGCGGCCCGTCCGTAACTACTCTTGTTAATTTTATTAAACTTTTCTATAGCTGTAGAAATAGCCGAGATAACCGCATCCTGCGCTTTACCGCGATCCTCATACGCTGCACGGAAAATAAGGCGACCGCGCTCCTTTTGCTTGTCTCCATACAAAGGACCCATACGGTTAATAAAATGATTACCTGCGTTAGGGTTATTAGATTTGCTAGCTGGGTCACCGCCCGGGTTTTTACGTCCGGCAGTCTCATATATGGAGCCGGCAGCGGATAGGTTAGCAATAAAGTACAAAGCTCTAAAGCCTTTACGGTTGCTCTTGCTAGCAGGTTGAGAGTAGATGATCCCTTTAGTTACCGTGGAGTGGTCATACAAAGGAAATAATCTCTTTTGTCCGGGCTCCATAGATGCCCTAAAGGCCGAGTTACGTTTAGTAATTTTCTTACCCACGCTGCCCTCTGCCCAGCCATAAAGGTTATCCGGTTGAGGGCTAGGTGCAAACCCTCGAGCTTTATTGCGTAGAGGGATCATTACTCCGCGGATCTCTTTGTTCATCTCTTTAAGGAGGTCAGGGTCAAACTTGCGCATAGCCTTAA